TCAGAATCAGTTCCAGCACTTTGCGCTCTGTTGAACTTAGCGTTCATGTTTTGCATTACAATGGTAGGAATACCAAAACCACCAGACTCAGATGAAAGACCACTTGCTCGTAGTTCTTTTTCTGCTTCTTGGTGCATTTCTTTTTCAAATCCTTCAAGTTTTCCTGAGATAGCTTGGTTCATGAATCTGATCATTGAGAAATTTTTCTCGATTTCTTTAGACTCACTTTTTGATGTACTTGCAGAACCGATTGATGCAGAACGTACTGCTTCCTCTTTGTTTTCCTCATCCATTGTTTCCAATGCACCAATTTCTTTCTTGAATGCAGCAAGTGCAGTTTCAATAGCTTCAACCAAAGCAATTTCTTGCTCGGTCATTGCTCGGTTTTCAGTTTCAAGAGTTGTGTGTAATACTTTCAACTCTGCTTTTTTGTCAGCGTGAAGTTCACGCAATTCTTTTAAACGTTTCATTATTTATTTAGTATGTATTTTATTTTTAAAATGTCTTGATCTCTTTGTGCTGCATCATCTTTAATTTGTTCAGCTTGCACAACTTCTTTTTCTTTTTCTTCACCTTCAACTATCATTTCAGTAGTTTCGCTATTTTCACGTACTGTTGCTCTGTGGTCAGCTGGAACGCTTACAAAGCTAACCTCGAATGGCTGCCAGTTTGTTGCAACGTATCTTTTAACGTCATCAACTGTACCTGAGTACATTGAACGCATCACGTTGTAACCCACAGAAATATTAGTAATAATACCGTCTTTAATATCTTCCCAATAATCTTGAACTGCTGCTCTTTTTGAGAATCTAATACGGCAATAAGCCTTTCCATCTTCAATTCGTACAGAATCCTCAACCACTTTGCCTAAAATAGCATCAAGGCCACCTTGTGAATTATGTGAGTTAAGTAATGGTGCGCCAGAATTTAACCTGGTTTCATCCATTGCGCCTTCTTCTAAAGACAAAGATTCTAATATTCTGCCTTCGCCAAATTTATACATTGGTACGTCTGCATCACTTGCAAAGCAAACTTCACATTCTCTTTTTTCTTCGTCAATAGATGCTGCATATACTGCTGCCCTTTTATAAAATGGTTGTACTTTTATTTTATTGTTCTCCATTGTTTTCTCCAGTTGGATTATTGTTTTTGTTTTTATTGTTTAAGTTGTTAATTTTAGCATCAATCCATTCTTCCATCTGATCGGCTGGAATATTGGCTGCGTTTATAAACCTTTTATCTCCACCCTCATAGCCATCTAAATCTTCCAAGTGCCTTGCCTCGTTTGGACTCATTATGCCGTTGTTTATTGCAGATGTAAAGATTTCCATTCTTTCTTTCGCACTTGCCCTTAGCAATGAATTAAAATTGTGCTTGTAATACTGATAAGCCTTTTCCTTTTCGGTTAAAAGCTTTCTGTCGTATTCTTGCTCGTATTGTGTTGCTCTTGGCAATAGTGTTTGTTTGTGCAAGTTTATCGCATCTTGCTCCACAGTTGCTTTGCTTGAACTTGATTCTCTTACAACTAAACTTGGAGGAACATTAAACATTAAAGCAATGTCATGCTCACTGGCATTAATTGCATCTAAATAACCAGCTTCATCAGGAGTCAGACTCATGGACTGAACATCTACGCCATTTGGGACAGTTACTGTTGTTTTTTCGTTGTTTAGTACCTTTTCAATGCTTTCTTGAACGGCTTTTGCTTGGTCAGCATTCCACCCCTCGCCACCTTTCAAAAAGTATTTCTTTGCTCCAGTTTTAAACGTATTATCAAGTGCATTGTAAGCCCTCATGTTTAATTGTAACGCTTTTGCATGGGCTTTGATAGGATTGATGCCATCAAAGTAATTATCTACGCACAATCCCTTAAAATGCAGTATATCTAAGTAATGTACCACTCTTGGTAATCCATTTAGAACATCATCAGCATTCAAGGTGTAGTAAAGTTCGCCATTAGTAATCTTTTGCTCATAACTTGCCGTTATTGGTAGCAATTTGCTTGGCGTTCCGTTGGCATCCCTAAAAATATAGGCTAATGCGTTGCCTTGATATGCTGCCATGACTGCCATATACTTTCTAAACTCGTAACCAGTTTGGAATGGGTTTGGATCGTTTATAACGGAATCAGGAATTTGCTGCCTTTTATCTCCAATCTTTTCGTATTTCTTTAATGACATTTGTGCGATGCCATCTCCAATGATTGTAAGGCATTTATTGACTGCCGTTATCCGTAAGGCCGTTGTATTGTTTACGCTTGCCTCTCCACTATCAATACCTAAAGTATCCAAAAGCCATTTGGCTGGATCACGCAAATCAGTATTAATAACATTCCTTACTTGACTCTTTGGTTGAGAAGGAAATATTCTTTGCTTGTATTTTTGTAATAAGTTGATAATGCAAAAATATTACACTTGCAAATGAAATAAGTGCAACATTGTTACCTTTTGATTTTCAGAATCTTTGTAAGTCAATAAAAACGCTAAAATATTAGGTTAATTTTTTTTGCTTTAGGCTTCGCCTTATTGTTTGACGAAAACTTTGGTAACTGGAATATTTCCTTTCAAAATATTGAATTTGATATATTTCTTCCAGTGCCTCATAGCATTGCTCATAGGTTTTGTAATGCTTGCTTGCTTTGTAAAATACTTCTGCAAACCCTGACTTAGATGCCATTAGCCTTAAATCTCTTTCATTCAATATCAAAACGCTTGCGTAAATCATCAATTAAATTCTATTGGTGCAAACCATTGGTTCGGTTTATCATTTGCCTCGTGATGCAATTGCGCACCCTTTGCCATTACCTCAGCAACTACACCATCTATTTTATTCTTAGATTTTTCTTTGTTCGGTTTTTGGTTTCCGTTATGATCTATTTTAAGAATGGTATTGCTGAACATCCATCTTTGAATTGGGTTATTGTTGTGCTGATTCAAATGGTTTAAAATGTCTACTTCCAATGCCTTGCATGGTGCAGTTAAATGTCCAATACTTTGGTGCATAGGAATCAAAATGCCCTCTCCTAATTCGTCAAGTAAGCTACTTGCCAAGTCAGACGCATTGTACCTATCATACGCCAAAATTCTTAAATCATAAATTTCGGCAAACTTTAAGATGTCGGCTTTTATTATTGCGTAATCTGTAACGTTGCCCTCCGTAATAGTTAAAAAACCATCTTGCTGCCATTGTGAATACATCATTTGCTCACTTCCATTTCTGTTTTCCAATGCAATCTCAGGCAAATAGTATTTGTAGATGTTTTTAAAAGTGCCATCTTCTAATGGAAACTTAAGGACCAGTGCAGTAAAATCTCGAACCGATGCTAAGTCTAATCCACCATAACAAGGTAAGCCAACTAACTGGTCCACATTGTAGGCTTCTTGCTTTTTCATGTATTCTTGATCACTTATCCATACTGCCTCTGTATTGCAAGCAATGTTTAAATGCTTAGTTTTAAATTGAACGCCTTTTTGTGCATTGTTTTTTGCCAAGTCTATTTTATCACTCAAACTACTTGGGTAAACTGACACTTTCCAGTTTGGGTTTGCCTTTATCCAGCTTGTTTCCTCTGTCCAATCATCGCCCTCATCAATAGTGTATATCATCGCAAACACAGAATCATCTTTTACGTTGCCACTTAACACATCTTCCAAATATTTGCGTCTTTTGCTGAATGGACTTGCCAAGCCTCCAAAACCCTCAGTCGTTATCTTAAAAAGTATCGGTTGCATTCTTGCACCCATACCCGTTTCCAGGACATCAACCAAATCATCATTTTTATGAGCATGGTACTCATCTATGACGGCGAAGCTTGGGTTCATACCATCTTGACTTTCTGGCCTCCACTCTAACGGCCTAAAAAAGCCATCTGCATAAACAATCCTATTATTGTTGACTGAGGAAAAAACATTGCTTTCCTTGTTTAGTATTTCATGACTTCTTACTTGGGCTGCTGCTGCATTAAATACATATTTTGCCTGATCCAGTTTTGTAGCTGCTGAGTAAATTTGTGGCGCACCTTCCCCATCGGCATAAAGCATAAAGTTGCCAATTGCTCCAGCCAAAGTAGACTTCGCATTTTTGCGAGGAACGGCAATATCAACGTATTTAAATCTTCTTCTTCCATTTGGCCTTAACCAGCCAAACATATTTGCAATGATAAATATTTGCCAGGATTCAAGTTTAAACTTTTGGCCAGCCCATTCGCCCTCTGTGAAACTTAGGTTTGAGATAAAGTTTAACGGCTTTAATGCCGCTTCATCACTAAAACTTACATCATCCCTTTGCAAGTCATCTAAGTGCCTTTGTACTGCTTGCTTCACATAGATGCAAGATGGTATTTTGTCGCTTAGTACATCCTCGCAATATTGGTTTAGTATTTCGGTTAGTTTACTCAAGTTAAAAGTTGTGTTTATAGTTGTGCCTTTCTACCTCTATTTTTTGCGATGCAAATGCAGACATCCCATTTATATGAGAATCAGTTGGCACGAAATAATCCCATCTTTTTTTTGCCCTAATATAAAAGAAAAAAAAAGCAGCCCTCTTGCCAGTATTCTTTTCAAAAATAATTGTTGCCGTATGATCACTTGTTGGTATTATTTCTTGAACTTTAAAAGTTTCATTGTTAAAATTGTTATCTCTGTTTTTGTTTGAATATCTCGCACAAACAACATCAGTAAATAGTTTTAATTCTTTAGCAATGTTTTTATTCATCTCCGAATCCCTCATTTAACATTCCATCGACAGATTTCTTTTCTTTTGGTGCTGCTGCAACCCTTGTTCTCGCTGCTGGTGTCATTCCGAATTCAATACTTAATCTCATTACATTTTTAATCGCCTCATTTGATATTTTTAACAATGGATTAGCAACCTGGTTGCCGTTTTTTTCAATTAGCAAACCTTGCTTTTTCAGCTTAACATGACAATCAATGTAACGAGCATATTCCACACAATACATTATTACCGAATCAATATCTGTCATTGTAAATATACCAACCTCTTTCAATCTTGGAATTAATCCATGCCATATTTTAACTTCTGCACCAGTTAGATTTTCAGGCGCATCAATATCACTTAAAATATAAACGGCTTGCATCTTGTTTTCAAGTTTCCTATGCTTACGATCCGTTCCTTTTAATTCTTTAATCTCGTCTGGTATTTTTGGATTTGCCATTTATTTTATTGCTATCTAAGGGCTTTTATTTGCTTTCTAAGAGCATTTGCTTTTTTACTATTTCAATATTTTTACTTTTTCAACTGGTTGTGTGTGCAGAAAAG